GTCCTAGGCCCTGATGGATCCAGTCCAGGAATTCGGGAGAATAGTTTTCTTTCTTGGCCGGTCTCGGTGTCGAATCGGGTGTCACGCAATCTGCCGGGATGAGCGGGACCATGATGGGCGCTGCCTGGGCTACAGCGGTCTGGGGGATCGGTTGGGGTGCCGGTGCAGGTTGGGCGATTTGTGAGGCCACCAGCGCGCCCTGGTCGACGCGTGTGCTGCCGCTGACGATCCTGGGACCGATCGGTGTCGGCTGGATGTAGGTCGAGCCTCGAGGCCCGGTGACCAGGGTGCTGCCACCGGCCGTGGGCTGCACGAAGTAATTGACCCCGTTCTCGCTGACGATCTGAGCGCTGGCGCTCCCCGCGATCGCGACGAGGACCAGGGCCTTGAAGATTGTGAGATCTTTGGTGGCTCGGAGCAGGGTCTTGAGCTCCCGGAGGATCATGACGACCATGCCGGGAGGATGTTTGGCCAAGAGTTCTTTGATGACTCGGCGCGCTTCTTCTTTGGATTCTTGGTGGCTCATAATTTGATCAAGGGTTAGTTGGTTCCTTTTTGTTTGCCAATGCGGTTGAGCTTGCGCTTGAGCTCCCGGGCCTCATCACGCAATTTTTTTGCGGCCTTGGCCTCGCGTGCTTTCTTCAAGCGCTGGCCCAGTACGCGGCTGCGGATGGCCCAGTGGTAAACTTCCTCGATAAGTACGGTCTCGGATCTGCGGGTTCCGTGCGGACGTAGGGTAAGTGTATCACCATCTGCGGATGGCGTGATTGTGATTACCAGATTACGGCCGGTATCGCACCCGTATCCCCAGCCCAGGGTGTCACGGGTTTTGCGGACGACGGGTTTGTTGAGCGGTGTCATGGTCGTGTCCTCCTGGGGTTATTTTGAAGAACGATAGAAAAATTCATAACGCCGAGCGTAATGATCTACTGACCAAAATTCGTTTTCAGCTTCGGCAAGATTTTCAAGGGCTTTTCTTAGGTCTTTGCCTTGAGCGTAAAGGTCGGCAACAATTTGCCTGGCACTTTGTCTAGCTTCAGCTGCTTGACGGTATTCGATTTGAGTGCGACGCGCGGATTGAAATCCCGTGCAGATATACTTACTGGTTTTTGCGTATTCGTTCATGTTTTGATTTGCCCGTTTGGTAGGTCGGCTCTTCCTTGATTCAAAGTCTTTCAAAGACTGAAAAAGATGTCAACAGAAAATCTTTATATATTTTTGCTTGATACCATCAAGTATATGACCTTGCTGTCAACAAGGTCGTTGCTATAGGTGTAACAGGGTGCGACTAGGCTGATGCAGCTTCCTGCTTGGGGTCTGTTCCATGGTATCCGCTCACCCTTAAAGGGATAACGGTTTCTTTGATGACCGAAGTACGTTGGAATTTCTTTTCTCCCCTAGCTGCATCTATGATTGCTTCCCGGATCCAAGTTGCCCTGGTAATCCCGTCGCGCTTGGCGAGCTCGTCGATGCGTTTAACCAATGGAATTTCGACGGAACAAGCGATGAGCTTCATTCCGCTGCCGATTGCATTGGATTTTCCTTTAGGCATGAACTGAGTCTTTCAGGCTTTTCAAAGTCTTACAATCTTTTTATTTTAAGTCTTTAAAAGATTTCTATTGAATCTTTAAAAGATTGTCTTTATAAGACGTGCCCATAAGCAAAACACTTATGGCAAATACAACAACAATTGCAGCCTCCGGAGTCGCATCAGACCTAGTCGATTGGCTCGATGAGCAGGCTAAAAAGCAGTGCACGAATCGATCAACGATCATTCGTCAAATCCTGACTCGGCGGATTGCCGAGGAATCGGCAAATGACCTCGATCATAACCAAAAGGAGGCTGCATGATCGCCCTGGTCTTTGGAATCATTGGAGCAGTGCTCGGTATTTTCCGCCGGGAGATCGCTGAGCTCGTTGTCATCGCCGCGGCCGCGATCGTTCGCCGTCGTCAATCATCCCTGGATTATCTGCTCCCGGCACGTCGCCTCGAGGGATACCAGGCCAACCTGCGCTGATCATGGCCACCGAACTGATCGAGCTGGAAATTCGGCAAGGTCGCAATCGTCTCGGCCTGCGCAAGGTCGAACCGGGCGAGATGCTCAAGGCTGCCTGCGGCGCGGTTTCTTTTTTTTATGAAATTACGCTCAACGGGGAGATGAGAGGATTTACCAATGATGCTGAGACTGCGCGTGCGATCTGGCGCGGCTGCCATCGCTGGCTGAGGACAGGTCATAGCAGTGCCGCGGAGGTTCTGCCATGAAAGCAATCCTGGCACGTATCTGGCGTCGTTATTGCGCCTTTGTAGGCTACACCGGGCCAACTCATCCGACCGGCCCTCGGTTTCAATCCAGCTGCTATCCAGAACGATGAGCGCTGCAGCTCCTGTCCAGGATCGTTGGGTGACCACACGCGAGGTTGCAGATCGTTTGTCGATCCATCTCAACACGGTGGCCAACTACATCAAGCGGGGCGAATTCGGCCAGATCCTAGTGCTTTCCTCGAAGGATAAGAGGGTCAAGGAGTCTGCCATCCAGGCATTCATTAACTCACGCCTGGCATGATCCACGACGCGATCGAAGCCAGCCTCTACGCGGCCCTTTTCTTTTTTTTATGGGGTATCTACAGGACGCAAAGGTAATGGACTCTGGCGATTCGTTATTCCCAGATCAGGAGCTGACGATCGAGAAGGTCGGACAGCCTGCATTCACCGGAGTGTCGACCGGCGAGCGGTTGCTGCGCGATCGTCCAGATCTATATCGCATCACGGTGCAGTTGCTTGGCCAAGGCACCGGCATTCGGGAGATCAAGCGCCTGACTGGATTGCACCACCGGACGATCGAGGCCGTGCAACTGCGCGAGGGTTCGACTATTGACACACATAGAAAGGAGCTCGGTGCTCGGGCGCTCAAGGTGGCTGCGCTGGGTGTCGAGCTGCTCGAGGAGAAGATCTCTGCCGGTGACATCAAAGCAGGCGAGCTGTCGATGGCTGTTGGCATCTTGATCGATAAGGGACAGGTGCTCACCGGTGGCGTGACTGCCAGGGTGGAGAAGATCGAGCGGGCCCAAGTGGCTGCCGGGCTTGAGCGTATGCTGGACGATCTGCCGGTCATTGATGCCGAGGTGCTGGAAATCAATTCAGTGGCCGAGAATTTGGATCCAATAGCGCTGACTTCCGATCGGGCGTCTGATGAGCAATCAGATGTCCTGACAGCTTCCGAATCTGTAGATGCCGAGGCTGCTACGTCATCCGATACGTCGACCTGGATTCAAAAGGAGGGGGGGAGGGGGGTCGAACCGGCACCCTGGCCGAAAATCGCGACTGATCAGGCCTCCGAGAATTTTATTGCAATGCCCATTTCTCAGGAGGGTCTGGACCTTCTTCCTGAGACCACAGAACGGTCCAAAAAATAAAAAAAGAGCCCATGTCACAGAACACCATCATCGAGGCAGCCAAGGCATACCTCGCCCAGCGTAACAAAGACATCGAGAGCGCCGTCAAGCACCTCGAGGCCCTCATCGCACAGATCGAGGGGAATACCAACGCCGAGGCCCCCGTGGCCGCGGAGGCCCCTGCACCGGTTGCCGAGACTGCTCCTGCAGCCGAGGCCCCTGTCGTCGTTTCCTGACCACCTAGCGGGCGCTACCGCTCCACCAACGCGCTGACAGCCGGGAAAGACCGGCACCAATTTCACACACACGACCATGACCACCACAGCACAAAAAAAAGAAGGGGGCGGAAAGCTCCCCGCGCTGATCGCCCGCAAGGCCGATCGCGAAAAAGACACCCCGGCAGCATCGCCCAGGGACGGGATCACCTACAGCGAGGACGCGGCTGCAGAGCGCGTTGGGATACCCCTGGACGACCTCCAGTGGCTCCGAAAGGGATGCCTCACCCCTGGCACCCATTACACCCGGGAGGCAGGATTTGTCCGTATTAATGGAGTAGGGATTTCTCGGATCGAAGATCTACTTGCCAAGGGACGCACCTTGATCGTCACCGGCACCCAGATTCCGAACCCCCAGCTCGTTCTGGCCAAGCTCCCCGGCGGCAGCGATGTCATCCGCGTCCGCGTGGCCGATCGCGATTCCTGGTGCCGCGGCATGGTTATTGAGGATGGAACACCGACCGAGAATCCCAAGATCTGGTCCACCTCAATCAAGCCACAGTTTAAGGGGAGGGCCTGATCAGTGCATTTCTACAAGTTCCACATCAACGACTACTCCGTGCAGACCAGGCATCTTAGCAATGACGAGGACCTCTGCTTCCGCCGACTTCTCGACTTGTACTACACCGAGGAGTCCCCGATCCCACTGGAAACCGACTGGGTTGCCAGACGTATCCAGATGGCAAGCGAAGTGGTCCAGACCGTCCTCACCGACTTCTTCCGGGAGACCGAAAATGGGTGGATCAACACCCGAGCAGATGCCGAAATCGCCGAATACCATGCAATCTGCGAGAAGAACAAGGCCAATGGCAAAAGAGGTGGCAGACCATCCGCATCCCAGAGGAAACCCAAGGGAAACCCAGTGGGAACCGATAGGAAAGCGAGTCTAACCCTATCAGTAATCAGTAATCAGGAATCAAATACCCCTATAGTCCCCACAGGGGACGCACAGACAGACCTCATTGCCGAGGATCTGAACCTGCACCGAGCCAAGATGCTCTTCCGGATGCGTCCATCGACAGCTCTCGATTCATCTCAAAAGCGTTCATGGAAAAAAAATAGGGCCGCGGTCGATTCCACCAGCGAGCAGGATTGGATTGTCTTGGAGTGGTATTTTGCCCAGACCGGGGAGATCGCCGATTACCGCAGGCGGGACCTTTCCACCCTGCTGAATAACTGGAACGGAGAGATCCAGCGCGCATGGGACGCTGCCAACAAGAAAGGTTTCAAAATCGCAAAAAAAGAAAGCGCGGTCGACGAGCAGCGCGATCAGATCCCGGTAGATTGGCGTGAACTCCTTCTAGCCAGGTACTCGGAGAACTACCCCGACGGCATGGAGTCCAGCAACTTCCCGAACGGATTCCACCTCCTGCCATACAGCGTCCAGGCAGAGCTCCGCAATGCAATCAATGATGTGAAGGAGGCAGCATGAGCGCAAACAATTTACCGGCTCGATTGCGAGATGCAGCTTTGCGTCAGGATTACCCCACTGGGGTGCTCATGATGGAGGCTGCCGAGCAACTTTCGACCCTTCATAAGGCCATTGGAAAATACCCGAGGGCGGCCACCCAGTTGGTAGATTCGATTGCCAAACTGATGCCCGATCGCTGTGGAAAGGATTTTGCGGCCGTGATGATTTCGCCTTTGGACATCAAAGGAATTTTGGAGCAGTACCAGGAAGCTGTTTTTGGAAAGGAGGCAGCATGAGCGGCATTTTTGACAAGTTACCCCCTTCCTCGCCCGATCATGAGCGCCGGGTAATCTCGGCCATGATGCAAGACCCAGCAAATTGCGTCCCCCCTGTAATCGAGTCATTGAGCGTCGACGATTTCCGGGTGCCTGCACACCGGACCATTGTCGAGTCCATCATTGGCCGTTTCCAGAACCACCAGGGATGCGACCTGATCAGCATCACCCAGGACCTCACCGACCGTGTGAAGCTCGACGATGTCGGCGGGCCCGGCGTCCTTGCCGAGATCTCGATGTCCGCGGTCACCGTGACCAATCTGAAGCAAGACCTCGACGAAGTCCGACGCAAGGCCATCCTCATGGGCCTTTGGAAGACGGCGCACGGCGCTATGGAAAGCACATCCCGGGCAGCAGATGACGGCAATCCGGATGTCATGCTCGACGAGATCGAGCAGGCATTCTACGGACTCCGTCAGACCTTCCAGCGCCAGGACGAACTCCTGCGCCCGGCCAGTGCCTACATCAACCAGGCCATCGACCAGTTCGAGGCAGCCTACAAATCACGCGGCACCGGGGTCCTCGGAGTCCCGACCGGATTCGTCGACCTCGACCGGATGCTGAACGGGTTGAAGGGGGGCCAGCTCGTCGTCCTTGCAGCCAGACCATCCATGGGGAAGAGCGCGCTGGCCATGAATGTCCTTCAGTACGCCGCGGCCCAGGGTTACGGATCGGCACTTTTCAGCCTCGAAATGAGCGGGATGGAGATGGCACAGCGCATGATCTGCGCCGATGCCGATGTCAGTCTCCAACGGGTACGTGACGGATTCCTTTCACGTCAGGATTTCCCCAGGATCACCACGGCAGGATCCCGAGTTTCGCAGCAGAATATCTGGATCGACGAGACCCCTTCCCTGACCCTTTACGCGCTCAAGGCCCGGGCGCGCAGGCTCAAAATGCAGCACAAGATCGGGCTCATCGTCATCGATTACCTTCAGCTCATGCGATGCCCGAGCAAGCGCGGCGATGCCAACCGCGCCCTGGAGATCGCAGACATCACCGGAGGGCTCAAGACCCTGGCCAAGGAGCTCGACGTTCCCATCATTGCCCTGGCCCAGCTCAACCGCGAGGCCGAGAGGAGAGGGGAGCCCAAGCTCTCCGACCTCCGCGAGTCAGGGTCGATTGAGCAGGACGCCGACATAGTGCTCCTCCTGCACAGCAACAAGGAAGAGCCCGATCAACCGACCAAAATCTTTGTAGCCAAGCAGCGCAACGGTCCCGTCGGCCCGATCGAGCTCATGTTTGACGGTGAGAAGACCCGATTCCGGGATTGCACCGATCGGAAGTACAGCAATTCCGACGATCACCGGCAGAAGAATTACAAGAAGGCCGCATGATCACCATGGAAACCGAGAACCGCAAATTCCGGGTCAGCAAGGTCCTCCTGGGACAACCCTACGTCATCAACCAACCCGACAATGTTATGATCCCTGCAGTCGATGTCCGGGTCATCGTCGAGAACGGGGGAATGTACCAGAGGACCATGCTCAGCTTCGGACTCAATGAGGAATCGGTTCGCAGGTCCTGGGATCAGGACCATGACAAATTCCTCAAGATTGACCCCAACGCAGCCACCGCATGAGTACCGGAAAATATACCGAATCACACCTGAATGGCCTCCTTGACAAACTCAACCAGGTCATCGCCCAGAGAAATGTGGCCATCAGCATCGCCGACTCGCTCCTCGAGCGTGCTCCCGAGGGCGAGTGCCGTTGGTGGAATACAGGACGCCTTTTGGCGCTGAAAGAAGAAATCAACCCAACCATCCAAACACCCCAATGAAAACCTTGGAACAATTGCAAGAAGAACGCGATGAGGCCGTTCGCATCGCCATGAGCTTTTACGAAATCATGCCCTGGTCTGTTCGTAAAAATATATCGCTGCACGACTGGCACAACTTTGAAGCCCTCGTCGATAACGCCCCGCTTTTCAAATTGCAACTAACACCCAAAAAATGACACCCGTCGACAAACCCTGGACCCGATTGGCCGTCTTCGTTGTGGAGAGAGCCGTCGAGGACTACATCATCCTGCGCGAGATGGGTGCCGTGAGCGGTACCGAGATCCGGTACGAGCTCTGGAATTATGACGTGGGCAAAAATTGGAGGTTCATGCCGATCGGATACCGCAATGCCTTCGAGGTCCGCGAGCTCATCGAGTTCCTGGACGGTCCCGAGTTCGACCGACTCTGCGACCGGCTCAGCACCTCGACAGCTGTCTGGAATGCCGGGATCTTCCGCGAGCGGATCGGTCTCAGGCCGACCAATCGCCCACTCCTCACCTCGGAAGATCTTTGGTGGTCGCACGGCCACGCTCACAGCATCCGCGGCAGGCGCGATGGCAGTGCCCTGCCTGCAGCACCCCTCTACAACCCCGATACCGAGACCAATGCCATCCCAGACAATGACGACATCACTGAAACCGCTGCCGCTTAGAGAGCTCCTCCGCGAGGAATACCGGGGCGAATGTGTCGATCAGATCGACACATTGCAAAAACGTGTCGACGAATTGCCAGAACGTCCACACATCGACACCCCATCCATACTCACCGAGGCCATGGAATGTACATCCGGTGATCGCAGGCGTGACTACGATCATGCCAGGCCCAATCACGAACGCATCGCCGGGTACTGGAATGCACACCTCCGTGCCGTGGGAATCACGGGCACTTTGAGCGCTGCCGATGTGGCGATGATGATGATTCTTCTTAAAGTCGCACGCCAGGCAAGGACACCTAAGCGTGACAACCTGGTCGACATTGCAGGCTATGCGCGCTGCGTGTCCCAGATTGAGGAAATGGAACCATGATCTTCAACCGTCGGTAAACACACCCAACACAACACACCATGACAGCTGAAGAACAACGCCAATTCGACCTCGGTGGCGAGCTCATGCGCGAGCGCATCGTGGCCCTCATTTACGACTATTACGTCGTTTTAAAAACACACCACGGTCGTGCAGACGACCGTTGTGCCCTACTCCGGAACATCGTCAATGACATCCGCGAGGATCAGTCCGTGGAACAAAGCACCCAGCCAATCACCGGCCCATGACCGATCCAAAATTGCAAAAGGCCTACCAAGAGGCCGAGGAAAAGCGCCGTCGGCGCGCCATCACGGCAGACCGTGACACCATTCCCATGGACTTTGGCGCCCCGGAACCATTCGACCCGATCGACAATCCTGGTGCTTATGCCGAGGATCCAATTTGGAAACGATTTTGGAAGACCGAAGGAATCCGGTTTATTGACCCATACGGAATGCCTGTCAGCGATCCCATGGAGCGATTCAGGCACGCATTCGAGCTTGGATACCAGGCCTGCCGCCTCATCGAGGGAGGGAAGCGATGAGCGCAGGAAAGGGGTCGGCTCCGCGGAATTGTTTCAGTGAAGAATTTCGTTCCAACTACGACCGGATCTTTGCGGCCAAGAAGCGTCCATCACACGACCCTGATCAGGACATCCACGACGAGATTGAACGCATCCTCGACGAAGAACCCCCCTCCTCGGAGAGGCATCACAAATTGTCCCGACTCTCCATGGCCAAGGCAGGACGACTCCTCGCCCGCCGCGGGAAGCGCACCGTGCCACCTCACCCATGAGGGTCAACCTCCCCAAGACCATCCGACTCCGCGAGCGGAAAATGCTTCGCGAGTCTGCTGTCGGCATGGCCCATTACGGCAAAGTCCCTTTGATCGAAATCGATCCCAGGCTCGGTCAAAAGGAAAGATTGGCAACCCTTGTCCACGAACTTGCCCACATCGTCTTCCCCGACCTGACCGAATCCCAGACCATTCAGGTCGAGCAGCGACTCGCATCCGTCATCTGGAAGGATGGTTGGAGGCGTCTAGCACCCGACAAACCATTTCAAACCACCGCAAAAACCAAGCAACCATGAACGACAACAACACACCCAAGGGCAGCTTTGCCCTCTTCAAAACAGTCAAAAAGGAAGGAGACCATCCCCGCAAACCCCAGTACTCGGGATCGATCGAGCTCCCGGATGGGACCAAGTTTGAGCTCGCTGGCTGGATTAATATTGGCAAGGCCGGTTCCAAGATCGAAGGCCAGAAATACATCAAGGGAGAGGTCAAACTTCCCTGGAAGCCAACACAACCATCCGCGCCTGCACCCGATCAGGGATCGGTCCACGGAGACGACGACATCTCCTGGGATTAAATGAACCAACCACAGACACCCAACAACGAGGTCGCAAGACTCCGTGAGGAAGCTAACAACTGGCATCAGCACTACAGGGATGAGGCTTCCAAGGCACAGCGATGCAAACAGGCTTTCATCGAGCAGGAAAACGAGGTCGCAAGGCTCCGTGAGCTCATGCGCGAATATATCGACTTCATGGATGAGAACCTTGGAACGACTGCTGATTGGCCTATGGAAGCGGCATTCGATGACGAAATTACAGCGCAACGCCATTGCGATCTACTGAACGCCATGAAGCAAAAAGTGAAACCAGAGGACATCAACTGATATGTACGGATTCCAAGATAAGATTAACCAGATCCTGCGAGGGGCAGAAACTATTAAGAAAAACTCTATAAACCCCGACACCACACCAACTCCGACTTGGAAAGTCTGCAAAACCTTTAATTCAGCCCTTCTTGAGGATGAGAAGGAAGGTGAGCGACTAAATGAGATTCTTTGTGCAGATAAAGATGAGGCCGAATGCCTTGTCGCTTTACTGAACAATTTGGATCAAGAAATTACTCAGAAAACCAACGAGGTCGCAAGGCTCCGTGAGGAAAATGAAACGCTAAATAGGCAGGTGGCGTTTCTTCAATCCGAGTATTCAAACGCAACTTGCAAGTGGTTGAAGGCTCAAAAAATAGTCGATGATGCCCGACTTGCCCCCGCGCCAGAGGAACCAGTTATCCAAGATTCTCGAATAACTGAACCATCGCCAGAGGAAACCCAAGACGGGGCAACGATGGACGAGTGGTATGGAGGCTTCTCAAAGATCGAAAGCACGGAACCCGCTAACCCAACTTGCGCCAACATTACGCACAAGTTCAGCCATTGCGACTGCAAGCAACCTTCTGAAAAGGACACATCCACCGAAACCTGTCCTTCTCAAAAGGACAACGAATGGAGAGAGCTTGGCCCTGACGAGGTGATCCAAGAAGGAGATCAGGTTCAGCCAAAGCACCACGATCGAAAAGGAGCGTGGATCTGGATCTGGAGTCATGAGATAGGGGCAACTCCAAGGGATCAAGAGGCTATGCGATACCGCACCCTCCGCCCGTTGCCGAAACAGGAAGAGCCTCTGAGTATTTTCGATTATCACCTCTGCCTGTGTGAAGATTCAGGGGAGAACGAGGACTTATTGTATTGCCTCCGCTACCTCCGCGATGAAATCCAAAAGCTAAAAGAGGTCAAATGATCCAAACCCCGCACCCGGTCCACCCGATCGCCGAGCTGATAGGCCGCCGCAAGGACGGCCGCATCGCGGCACGGGTCGGCGGGCGCGAGCTCCTCTTCACCCAGGAGCAGTTGGCAGAGTACATCACCAAGCGGGAGGAGGGGATCCGCCTCGAAAAGGCGGACCCACTCCGATACGGTCATGAGCCCGTGAGCTGGGCCCGGGCAGACCGGGAGCGATTACGCCTCCGAAAGAAATACCCTGTCGGCGTCATTGAGGAGTGGAACCTTGGAGGGAACCGCGCATCGAAGTCAGAGCGTGCTGCCAAGCGCATCGTCGAGCTCATGATCGGGAAGGAGGGTGCCCGCGTCTGGTGCCTTCAGTCCACCGAATCCAGTTCGATTGAGAACCAACAATCCCTGATCTGGAAATACCTCCCACCCGAGTACAAGACCGAGTCAGGAAAGCTCCGCCAAGGAACCACGACCAAGATCAATTATTCGATCAGCGGAGGATTCACCGAGAACAAGCTCGTCCTCCCCAATGGAGCTGTCTGCTCTTTCAAATTCTATTCGATGGATGTGAAGAGCGTCGAGGGTGCCGAGCTCGACTGTGCCTGGGCCGATGAGTTGATCACTCCGGACTGGCTCGAGGCACTCCGATACCGACTCCTCACCAGAAATGGCGTGCTGCACGTCACCTTCACCCCAGTCGCAGGATACACCCCGACCGTGGCCAGCGTGCTTAATGGAGCAACCACGATCGAGGAAACCGAGGCCGAGCTCCTCCCCAAGCTCAACGGGACCGGATTTGAAAAGGTCCCTTTGATCCAGCAACCGGTCAACCGGAACAGCTCGATCATCTATTTTCACACCCGGGAGAATCCTTTCGGTAATTACGAATCGCTCAAGGTCGTCTTGGAGAACAAAAACCGGGAGACCATCCTCTGCCGTGCCTATGGTGTGGCCACGAAGTCCAGGGTGAGTCGATTCCCTCGATTCCGTGACGATGTCCACGTCATCGACCCCGATGCGATCCCTGCCAAGGGAAGCAATTTCCAAATCGTCGACCCCTGCTCTGGCCGCAACTGGTTCATGATCTGGGTCCGGGTCGATGTCCGCGGTCGGATGTTTGTCTACCGCGAATGGCCTCCTAGCGAAAAGTACATCACCGGCATCGGCGTGGTCGGGCCCTGGGCCTTGCCGAGTGCTAACAAACAGGACGGCGATCCCGGAGAGGCTCAGAAATCCTTCGGATGGGGACTCCTCGAGTACAAGGAAGAGATCGACAGACTCGAGAAGGAAGAGACCATCATCGAGCGCTACATGGACAGCCGCTATGCAGCCAGCGCGACGTTGCAGAAGACCGGTGTGACAACCCTCCTAGAGGAATGCTCCGAGATCGGGCTCCACTTCATCCCGGCCTCCGGTGAAAACATTGAGGAGGGGATCGACCTCATCAATAACCTCCTCAGCTACGATCCTGACAAGGAGATCGGGATGGGTAATGAGCCCAGGCTCTTCGTCAGCAAAGAGTGCACGAACACAATCTATGCGCTCAAGGAATGGACCGGTGCAGACGGCCGCAAGGGAGCTTTGAAAGACGTGGTCGACGTGCTCCGATACGCAGCCCTTGCCGATTTGCAATACCTTGAGGGTGATATTTTGCGTCCGAGCAAAACGGTCGGAAGTTATTAGAATATGAAAGTTGAAACACGATCACTAAGCAGAGGAACAATGGTTAAAATGGGTTTTTGCCCTTTTTGCGGATCTTGGCCTGGGAAAATACAATTGTTGCCATATTCGGGATTTAAAATCTGTTGTGATTGCGGTTGCCGTGGCCCTACAGGAAAAACGGAACAAGAAGCAAAATCTTTGTGGAATAAAAGATTTAAATCCCAAACTTCTCCTTAAAGTCCTCGAGTCCTGGAAGGCAGGCTCGGCCGACATGGACACGCGCACGCCCGACGACGAAATCGGATCAAAGATCGAACGACTTGGAGCACTCGACGCCGAGGGGTCGCTAGTCGACAACCTGGGAGTCCTTTCCACAGAGCTCATCCAGGCAACGCGTGACGCCTACTGGTATTACACACGTTCGGAGCACGCCTACGCTTCCAGGCTGAATATCTGGAATGGTCAATCCGATGATGGTCGCAAGCACGGCAGCGATCTCAATGCCAATCCCTTCCCCTGGGAGGGTGCCAGCGATACCCGGACCCGGATCATCGATGCTGCCATCAATGAGCAGGTCATGTTGATGATGCAGGCTTTTACCAGGGCCAAGCCCCAGGCCGTTGCCGTCGACATCCAGGACATGGTCTATGCCGAAAAGGTTTCCACCCTCTTAAAGTACGTCATCTGGAATCAGATGCGCCCTCAGATCAGGCGCGAGCTCCAGCTGGCAGCAAACTGGCGTCAGACCTATGGTGCCTCGGTCACCTCGATCATGTGGGACCAGCAGCTCCGACGCACCGTGCAGGAGATCACGATCCCTGGCCTTGCTGCCATGATGGCGCAGAGCGATGACCCCAAGGTCGTGGCCAAGGCACAACAGCAGGTCCTCGAGACCGTCATGGACCCCCTCCGCGAGGCCGAGTGCCTCCGCGAGCTCATGCAGCTTTCCCCGATCCTGAAGAAATCGCTGGCACGCAAGTGCCTTCAGGAACTTCGCGAAACAGGAAAGACCGAGATCCCCGTACCCGAGGTCTTTGCTGCCATGCCGCGTTGGCAGGCACTCCTTCCCATGGTCGACATCTTCTTCCCGGCCATCACAGACGACATCCAGCGCGCTCCCTGGGTCGCACACCGCGAGCGCATCACCGAAAGCGAGCTCCGGGATCGGATCAACACCCAGGGATACGATCCTGACTGGGTCGAGGCTGCGGTGAAAAAGAAAGGATTCATCGTCGACACCCTGACCTCCAACCTCCTCCTCCTCTCCGAGTCCCGACGCAACTTCTGGGGCATCCTCGACTGGGAGCGCCGCGACCTGATCGAGATCTTCCACTTCCGCCGCAAGTCCATCGACGACGACGGCCTCCCACAGGTCTGGAATACGGTCCTCTGCCTCGGGGTCAAGGACATGGTCGGACTCGACGAACCACTTCCCTACGAGCACGGCCAGTACCCCTATGTCGTCCACCAGCGCGAAAACATCGCACGCGTCATCCTCGAGTCTCGCGGTGTGCCGACCGTGACCTACACCATGGAAAACGAGGTCAAGGTCCAGCGCGATGCCCGCACCGATCGGACCTCGATCAGCGTCCTTCCTCCCCTGCTCGTGCCGCCCTCTCGGGGTGCCACCAACCTAACCTTCGGGCCCGGTACGAAGTGGCCGCAGCGACGGGGCGAGGAAATCTCCTGGCTCCCGATCCCACCGGCAGACAATTCCTCAATCGAAGTCGAGAAGGCCGCACAGGCCACCTTCGACACCTATGTCGGCCGCATGACCGAGCTCTGCCCACCGCAGATCGCTCAGCTTCACCAGCAGGACTTGATCGACGGGTGGCTCATCGAGATGCGGATGGTCGTCCAGCAGACACTGCAGCTCATGATGCAGTACATGGACCCGGCCTCGGTCGAAAAAGTAGTCGGCCAGCTCCTAGACGGTTGGCAGGACGATCAGAAAGCGATCCAGGGGATGTTCGACATCATGCTCGAATTCGATTCCCGGGACCTCAACCAGGAATTGCTGCAGGAGAAGATGCAGCTCCTCCAGGGCGCTCTCTCCCTCGATCGATTTGGCCAGACCGATTTCAGCAAACTCTTCCCCATGCTCTTCAGCGCCATCGACCCCAACCTGGCCGGTGCCGTCCTCCAGCCGGTCGGTCAGGCCACCCAGGCACAGGTCGACGACGAGAAGGCACAGCTCGCCAAGATGGTTGCCGGGATCGAGCCCGATATGCAGCCAGCCCCTGGTCAGAACTACCAGCTCCGCAAGCAGGTCCTTGGTCAGTCGATACAGACCAATCCCGAGCTCCAGCAGATGGTCCAGGCACGCCCCGTCCTTCAGAAGATGGTCGAGAACAGGTTCAAGTTCTTCGATTTCCAGCTCCAACAGCAGAACAATGCCGTGATCGGCCGCGTCGGCACCCAACCAATTCTCAACCAACCAGGAGA